ATTTTTTACAGTTTCATAATTCATTTATATTTCCTTAATGTAATGTAATATTATATTGTGATTTTCTTAATAATTCTGATAGTTTTTGATTCCATATCGCTTTAAAATCTGGACATCTTGCGTCATTTCTCGCATTTATTAAATTATAAATACGTCTATTTAATTGTGTATCAAATTCTTCATATACATTATCACCTTCTATAATCATTTTTCTAATCCTTTATCTTGATCAATTAATATTCTATCTATTAATAAATTACAGTCTTTTAAGACTTCTAATAATTCCTTGCTCCAGGTCTTATCATTTTGCAGCTTATAAGTCAGTAATGCTTTAATAGAGCCAATTCTATGCCCTAGTAATACGTCATCTAACCCTTCAAAATTTGCCATTATAACCCCCTTTAATTGTTAAAATATGTTTCCCAAAATTCTTCCTTAGGAATATTTAATTGCTTTGCCAATTTATCCGATTCAATATATATCTGGTCAAATTGGTCATCAGTTCCAGACCTTGCCAATAAGAAATTATGCTCATTAACAAGGTCATTTATTTGTTTAGTTATTGTTTTATTAATCTTCATTCTCCTCCCTAATAACACTTCTAATATCATCATTTGTAATCTTAAACTTTTTTATAGCCCTATCTTCTGCTTCATCTTCATTTTTTGCATTAATTGTTTTAACAAATAGTTCGTTATTTATTGAATAGGCTACATGATACTTTGCCATTTTATCTTTATGTTTCTTTATTATGCCTTCTTCTTCAAGTTCTTTTAAAGCTTTTAAAAATTCTTCTGGATAGTCTTTATCTTTATCTCTCATCTTCCTTATCCTCTAAATTAGTTTTAAAATATTCTTGCATAATTACAGTTATAACGGCTCTATATTCCTCTTGATTGCCATTAAACTGTTTTATCATAAGAGAACCTATAATCTCATTAAGGTGTTTTATATCGTCATTATCTAATATAACTTGCATTATGCCACCTTCATTTCTGTCAATATATGAACTGCTGATTCTGAATTAGGTGTAAATAAATATCTTTTCTTACTTAAATCATTATCATTATTTACAGAAAATTCATTTAACCACATAGACAATTCAAAATTATCCATAGGTTTTATAGTTTGCTTTTTTAAGTCGATAACGTGAATATAGTTATCTTTATTTTCTTTTTTAGTCATTTTAATCACTCCTTATTATTTAATTAATAAAATCCTCTTAATAGAGGGTAAACCGCACCATAATAGCTATAATGCGGTTTCCTCTCCATTATAAGTATGCTAGTAATAATATAAAACCACCGCATATAATAACTATGCTTATAACTATTTTACACATTAAAGTAGTCCAACAATCATTATTAAACATTATTTAAACTCCCTTATTTATTATTAATATTGTTGAATTATTATTTTTTCACTATTAGGTATTTCTATAACTTGTGTATGGTCATATAAATCTTCTAAATTTTCTAAATCATTATAATCGTTTTGAATTTCCTCAAAATTTTCATATTCTGAAAATTCACATCTAAATGCTATGGGATCAAATTCTATTTCAGTTCCGCACTCATTTTCATATTGATCAAAATAATCAAATAAAGCACTAGCACCCTCATAACTAAAACCATGTTTATCTTGTGCCATTTCCTCAACAAATTGAAATTTTGTAATTGTATCTTTCATTTTCTTATCACTCCTTATTATTATTAATTAATGTTATAAGCATATTCACATAATGTAAATATATTGTCAACAATTAATTTTACTTATTGTAAAAATATGATATAACGCTATAAATAAGGAGTATTAAAACATGGAAATTATAAAGACTATATTGAAAGAAAATAATATTAATCAATCGGAATTATGTAAGGAGCTGGACATTAGTTATTCATTATTGAGTAGCATATTACATAATAAAAGAAATATATCTGTAAACCTAGCAAACAAATTGCATAAAAAATATAATATAGATTATGCCATTCTATTATCTAGGAGCAACGCCAATGAGTAAAGATAGTAATATCTGGTTTCCAATGTATGCCAATGAATTTATTTCTCATACTACTCATTTAAGTAATACAAGTTTAGGTTGCTATATTAAATTATTAAACATCTGTTTCTTGCAAAAAGATTGCCATTTACAAGTAAGAAATTTACACAAAATATGCGGATACTCAAAAGGTAAAAAGTGGGAGACAATTTGGAAGAATGATCTGGAAGAACTATTCATATATAATAATGATAATACTAAGGTAACTAATAAAAGATTATTAGAGGAGTTTAATAAAATTAAAGAGTTGAGAATTCGAAGGCAAGCAAGTTCAAAAGTTGCCAATGAAGTGAGATGGAAGAACCATAAGAAACATGTACTCCGTAAAGGTATCCGAAACGGATCTGAATCATCTCCCCATTTAGAGTTACATAAAGATAATATATATATAGATAAATACAGTTCTTTAACAGATGAACAAAGAAAAGAGAAAGAAAGATTAAAATTTAATGCAGATATGTTGAATAATAATATTTGATTGGTGATATATTAAAGAGATGTTTCTCTCTTAATAAAAAAGAACTTTATATAATAACGTGGCATATCTTTTAATAAGTTGGCATAGGGCAACACCTACCATTAGGAGCTAGGCGCACCTCACACCTCATTTAAATCAGTTTATAAGCATAATAAACCTAAACTATAGTTCTAGTTTGTTATATATTGGTATAGATAGCGGAGAGAAGGTACTTTCAGCTTTTTGGTTTTAAAAATTTTTTTTTAAATCTAGTGGGGGTAATAGTAGTGGTGGGCATAAAGTAATACTACTCACACTTCTCCTATAAACTTTTTTAAAATAATAATTTGTAGTGTGTAACTTGACGAAGATATAAATATAAATATATTATAAAAAAAACAAAAAGGTTTTTGTATGGAGATCAAGGTAAGAAAAGATTTAGGTGGTCGCCCTAATTTCAAACCGACCCCAGAGCAAGAGAGAGTATGTTCGTTGGGGGTAGGGTTTGGGTTAACCCATGAGCAGATAGGCAAGTTAGTGGGGTGTAGTGCTAAGACATTACGAAAACATTTTCAACACGCATTAGAAACTGGCAAGGAACGATTGACTATGGATATAGGTAGTCAGTTGTATAAGAAAGCTATGAATGGCGATACAATATCGGCTATATTTTTGGCAAAGACTAAAGGGGGATTTCAGGAGAAGGTGGAACATGAGGGAATACCTAATCAGATAAGTGTAAGTTTTTCATTAGACCCACCGAAGGAAATGAAAGTAGTGGAGGAAGTGCAACATGAAGAAAATTCATAAAAGTCCAAGTGGTGGGTTATCGGCTAAAGGTAGAGCGCATTTAAATAGAACTACTGGTAGTAATTTAAAAGCTCCGTTGAACAAAGGAACAAATCCGAGAAGGGTATCGTTTGCAGCACGCTTTGGTGGTATGAAAGGACCAATGAAAGATGCAAAAGGTAATCCTACTCGTAAAGCGTTGGCTTTAAAAAAATGGGGATTTAGAAATGCAGAGTCTGCTAGAAACTTTGCAAACAGACATAAAAAATCTTAGGGAGGATAATATGGCAAGACGTGGATTATATGCAAATATAAATGCTAGAAGAAAAAAAGGAATAAGTAGACCTAAAAGTAAATCTACTGTATCGCCTAAAGCGTATGCTAGTATGAAAAGAGGGTTTAAGAAAAAAGCGTAAATGCACATTACAATACCTTATACGCCTAGACCATTACAGGCAAAACTACATCAGAATAATAAAAGATTTAAAATCTGTGTATCACATAGACGTTGGGGAAAGTCTGTGTATGCTGTTACCGAGTTGTTACGAAAAGCATTAGAATTAAAAACAGAACGTAGTGATGGACGTTATGCGTATATAGCTCCGTATTACCGACAAGCTAAAGCGGTAGCTTGGGATTATTTGGTATATTATACAAAAGGTATTCCTGGCACTAAAATAAATCAATCGGAATTACGAGTAGATTTATTAAATGGTAGTCGAATACGATTGTATGGAGCTGGAGATGACCCAGATGCGTTGCGTGGTATATATCTTGATGGCGTAATACTTGATGAATATGCCGATATGAGTCCTAGAGTATGGTCGGAAGTTGTAAGACCAGCATTAGTAGATAGAAAAGGTTGGGCAATATTTATTGGTACACCGAAAGGACGTAACCAGTTTTGGCGATTATACGAAGATTCTAAACATGACCCTGATTGGTATAGAGTTATATACCGAGCATCAGAAACACAAGTTGTAGACCCTAAAGAATTAGAAGCTGCTAAACAACAAATGGGTGAAGATGAATATATGCAAGAGTTTGAATGTAGTTGGGCAGCAGCTATCAAAGGTGCATATTATGGTAATCTTGTTATAGAAGCAGAACAAGAAGGTAGAATTACAAAAGTAGAATATGATGAATCTTTACCTGTGCATGTCGCATGGGATTTAGGTATATCTGATAGTTGTGCTTTATGGTTTTTTCAAGTTACTATGGGTGAAATAAGAATAATTGATTATTATGAAAGTGGCGGAGTAGGTTTAGATCATTACGTTAAGATGATGGAAGAACTGCCTTATAGTTATTGGGGAGATGATTATTTACCACATGATGCTAAAGTTAGAGAATTAGGCACAGGTAGAACAAGAGCAGAAACATTATTAAACATGGGTAGAAAACCACGCATAGTTCCTAGCCATAAAGTTGATGATGGCATTAATGCAGCACGATTATTATTACAACATTGCTATTTTGACCAAGAAAAATGCGAAGATGGATTAAATGCGTTAAGAAATTATCAAAGAGAATGGGACGATATAAAACGAGTTTTTAAAAGAACTCCTTTACATAATTGGGCATCACACGCAAGCGATAGCTTTAGATATTTAGCTATGGCATATAAAAATATTAAACCAAAACCAAAAGAAATTGACCCACTAGAAAATTTATATAAACAACCAACGCTTGACGAAATGGTTGAAATGCACTTAAAATCAGAGAAAAATAAAGGGCAACCAAGAATATAATGACAAATTATGAAAAATATGATGGTAATTATAAAAAAATGGATTATACTTTTTATCAAATGTCAAATAAAAAAGATAAAATAAAAGTAACTAGGAAAAAAGCTAATGGCAAGCGAAGAAACAAGGTCTAAACTAGAACTAGAACAAGGTACTGCTCAATATTGGCATATAGAATTAAACAATGCTGATAAAACAGAAGAAGATTGGCGTAGGAGAGGTAGAAAAGTAATAGAACGCTACAGAGATGAACGTAATGTAGATACTTATGGTATGGGTTCTGAAAAAAAATTTAATATTTTATGGGCAAATACAGAAACTTTAAAAGGTGCATTATTTGCTAAAATGGCAAAACCTGATGTAAGAAGAAGGTTTCCAGACAATAATCCAGTAACTAAAAATATTGCTAGAGTTTTAGAAAGAACACTAGCTTATGCAAATGATGTATATAATGCTAATAAGCCTATAGAATCAGCATTAGAAGATTATTTATTGCCAGGTCGTGGTGTTGTATGGGTTGTATATGACCCAGTATTTGTAAAAGAAATGGTACAAATGGAACAAATCAACGAAATGGGCGAAAGAGTTATTATTGAAGTTGAAGAAGAAAGAGTAGCAGAACAACGCTGTTATTTTGATTATGTTCATTGGGAAGATTACAGAGAAAATCCAGCAAAAAGACCAGAAGATGTAAGTTGGAAAGCCAGAAGGCATTTATGGACAAGAGATGAATTAAAAGATAAAGGTTTTTCTAATGTAGAAGATATACCATTAGATTGGTCGCCTGATTCTGACGAAGAAAACTATGAAGCAGAAGAAGTATTTAAAAGAGCAGAAGTCTGGGAAATATGGGACAGAGTAAAATACAAAAGATATTATGTAGCTAGAAATTACGATAAAATTTTAAGAGTAGATGATGACCCTTATGAATTACAAGATTTCTTTCCTACTCCTACACCTATGATAGCTGTAAGAACTAATGATACAAGCGTTCCAATACCAGAGTTTACATTGTATCAAGACCAAGCAGAAGAATTAGATAGAGTTACAACTAGAATATCAAATCTTATTGAAGGATTAAAAAGGCGTGGCGTATATGACGCAAGTGTGCCTGAATTATCACACTTAGCTAACGCAGGAGATAATGATTTTATACCATCAGAAAACTTTAGTTTATTAGCACAAAAAGGCGGATTAGCAGGAGTTTTTCAACAAGAAGATATATCTCCAATAGGTATGGTATTACAAGGATTGTACCAACAAAGAACACAAATATTAGAAATAATATACGAGGTTACTGGTATATCAGATTTATTAAGAGGTAATACAAAAGCTAGTGAAACAGCTACTGCACAACAATTAAAAGCACAATTTGGTAGTATGCGTATGCGTAAAAGACAAGAAGAAATTGAACGCTATATTAGAGATTTATTTAGAATAAAAGCGGAAATAGTAGCAGAACATTACGAACCAGAAGTATTACAGGCGATTACAAATATACAAATAACACCTGAAATGATGCAAATTATGCGTGATGACAAGTTAAGAGAATATAATATTGATGTAGAAACAGATTCTACTGTATTTGCTGATGAAAATGCAGAAAAACAAACTAGAATAGAGTTTTTACAAACAATGGGTGCATATTTAGAAAAAGCAATAGCTGTATCTAATGCAAATCCATCTTTAACGCCTATAATGTTTCAATCATTAAGATTTTTAGTAGGTGCATGGAAAGTTGGCAGAGAATTTGAAGAAGTTATAGATCAAACTGAACAACAAATAATGCAACAAATGCAACAAGCAATGCAAGCACCACCACAACCTAGTGAAGCAGAAAAAATAGCACAAGCTAAAATACAAGGTGAGTTAATGCGTGAAAAAATGAAACAAGAAGGTAAATTAGCTGATATTCAAGCAAAATCTGGTGCAGAAATGACTAAAATACAGTCCGAAGCAGAACTTTCAAGAGAAAGAAACGCACTAAAAGAAGATTTAGCTTTATTAAATACAGACGTTAAATTAGCAGAAAAGGCTATGGAATGAGCTATTTAGAAAATTATGATAAAATAAATTGGTCAGGCGGTAAAGAATACCAAAATAAAAATAAACGTAGACGTGGTAAATCTTTACAAGTAATGTCTGATATAGAAGAATTTGTTAGTCCTGTCGATAAATCTGTAATAGGTAGTCGTTCAGCACTAAGAAATCATGAAAGGCGACATGGTATTCGCCAAATTGGTAACGATTGGTCAGGTTGTGAACGCACAGGTAGTGCAAAACCTGATAATTGGCAACAATAAGAAAGGTATAACATGGCAGAAGAAAGCACTCCTGAAATACAGGAATCAGCAAATGAGCCAATGAGCTTAGATGCTGTATTGGAAAGTTCAATCGGTGAAGCTCTAAAAGAACCTGAAGTATCAGAAGATAATCCTGTTGAAGAAACGCAACAAGATACTATTGAAGATATTACAGTACCAGAACAACAAGAAACTTCTCCTGAAAATGACGAAGATGACTCTGACAACTTGGATCAATTAGCTACTGAACAAGAAGATGACCAATCAGATTCGGAAGATTCAGAAGAAAACCCTGACAATGTAGAAGCATCTGAAAATTCTACGGAATCCAAATTAGAAGCTCCTAAAAATTGGTCAGATGATGTAAAAAAGGTGTTTGACACTTTACCAGTAGAATCACAAGAATTTATGATAAAACGTGATAAAGAAATGACATCTGATTACACCAAAAAGACACAAGATTTAGCGGAACAACGCAAAAACATTGAAGCATTAGATAAAGTTTTACAGCCAGCTAGACAAAATATTCAAGCAACTGGGATAGGTGAAGCAGAATATATATCTCGGTTACTTAATGCAGACCAAGCCCTGAGAACAAATCCGAAAATGGCACTTCGACAACTTGCACAAGGTTACGGAATAAATCTGTCGTCCTTAGAAGATGAGAGTGAGTCTTGGAATGATCCAGACCCACAATACGCCCAATTATTGCAACAAAATCAACAAATTATGGCAGAACTCAATCAATTTAAACAACAAAATATGCAATCAACAGTTGCACAAACAGAACAAACAGTAGAGCAGTTTTCAACTAAAACTGATGCTGATGGTAATTTATTACACCCACATTTTGACAAAGTAAGAGTTAAAATGGGTAATTTAATAGATGCTGGAGAAGCAAAAGGATTAGATGATGCTTATGCTAAAGCTGTTAGACTTGATGATGATTTATATGCGGAAGCACTTAAAGCATCTCAACTATCAGTAAAAAAACAAGAGGATTCTAAAAGAAAGAAAGCAGTTGAAAAAGCTAGAAAAGTAAAACCTTCTGCTTCTGCTAATCCTCCTAAAGGTTCTGTAAAAGCATCTGATTTGGATAGTTTGTTAATGACAAATATTGAGGGTGCAGGATTTGGTGCTTGATGCAAGGGTTAATTTTAAAATAGGGAGCAGATAATGGCATCTCCAAATAGTACATTTACAGATATTGTTACCACTACTCTTGCTAATTACAGCAGGACAATGGCAGACAATATCACAAACAATAATGCGTTGCTTAAATCAATAAGTGAAAAAGGCAACAAAATTGTATCAGGTGGTAGAACTATTGTGCAAGAATTAGAATATGCAACAAATAGTACTGCAAAATGGTATAGTGGCTATGAAGTATTAGATACTTCAACAAGTAGTGTTTTTACAGCAGCCGAGTTTAATTATAAACAATTAGCTGGTAATGTTGTAATTTCTGGACTAGAGCAAGTAGAAAACTCTGGTAAAGAACAAGTATTTAACCTACTTAAATCAAGAGTGAAAAATCTTGAAAAAACACTTAAAAATACAATGGCAACTTCATTGTATGCAGACGGAACAGGAACTAATGGTAAAGACTTAGGCGGTCTACAACTTACAGTTGCAGATACTCCTACTAATACTGTTGGTGGTATTAATGCTAGTACATATTCTTTCTGGCAAAATCAAGTGTATGATTTTTCAACTTCAGCAGGTGGAAACGCATCAGCAACTAATATACAATCAGGTATGAATACTGCATGGTTATCAACAATCAGAGGAGCAGACAAACCTGACTGCATAGTTGCAGATAGCACTTATTTCCAATTCTATTGGGCATCACTACAAACTAATCAAAGGTTTACAAGTGATGATAGTGCAAGTGCTGGTTTTATGAACTTAATGTTTATGAACGCACCTGTTTATTATGACGATCAATGTCCTTCCGCACATATGTATATGTTGAATACGGACTATTTATTCCTTCGTCCAGCTAAAGGCAGAGAATTTACTCCTTTAGGTGAGAAGGCTTCTGTAAACCAAGACGCAATGGTATTGCCAGTAGTTTGGGCAGGTAACATGACTGTTTCAAATCGTGCAAGACAATGTGTTCTTAAAAACTAATTAGAAGGGAATACTATTATGTCTTACATTATAGGAATGGACTTAAGCGAAGTAAGTGATACTCCAACATTTAATCTTGGTCAAAAAGGTATGAATGATGATGGTAATACTTACAAATATGTTCAATATGATACTGGTGCAGGAAGTGTTGCAGCAGTAAGTGGACAAGTAGCTTATTATTATGCACCATCTGGTGCTTCTGCTGGTGCAGTAAATGTTTGCACTAGCGATTTATCTGACTCAAATGAGGTAGGTGCTGGCGTTTTACAATCTGCTCCAACAGACGGACAATATTGTTGGATTCAGATAGGTGGAACAACAACCCTATCTATTGCTTTAACAGCAGGTGCTGATGGTGATCCACTAACAGCAACAGGTGCTACTGATGGTACATTAGATGTAACAGCAGCAGCAACTTCTCCTGTCTGTGCCTTTGCAATAGACGCATCAGCTAAAATTATAGCTTGTGCCTTTCCTGGGTAATTAACTAAGGTGGGGGGATTAAGTTCCCCCTACCATTAAAAAGGAGAATAAGATGTCAAATTTAAGAGCTAATTTTTTTAAATCAGAAGATGGTATAGATATGGTTGAATTATCAATTATAGGTGATCCTAATTCTGTAATACACAAAGTAGAATCAAGAGCAGAAGAATTTGAAAAAAATTTTCCAAGAGAGTGGGCAGAATTTTATAAAGATAAAAAAATAAAAGTTAAAAAAGAAACAAATTTAGATGTTTTAGAATGTATGAATAAAAAGAAAATAGACGTTTTAAAATTAGAAGGAATTACATCAGTAGAACAATTAGCAGCATTATCTGATGGTGCTTGTCATGGTTTAGGCAAAGGCACTATAGATTATAGAAAAGAAGCTAAAGAATTTCTTATGGATAAACATGATATTAAACCATTACAGGTAGTTGGCTCATGACATTATTAACAATATGCCAAGATGCAGCAAATGAAATTGGAGTTCCATCTCCAAATGCTGTTGTTGGTTCAACAGATACAACAGTTATACAATTATTGGCAGCAGCCAATCGAGAAGGAAGAAATTTAGTAGCTGGGTATGATTGGGAAGTATTAATTAAAGAAGAAGCTCATTCTGCAATAGCTAATGAAAGTCAAGGAACTATGGCTTCTATTGCTAGTGATTTTGAAAGATTTAGTAATAATACTATGTGGAATAGAACTACAGATAGAAAGTTTTATGGACCATTAAATAATTCACAATGGCAAACATTAAAAGCATCAGTACAAAGTGGCGTAACTAACTATTTTAGAATAAGAGGTGGGTATTTATTAATGAATCCAGTACCTACAGTAAATGATTCTATTTATTTTGAGTATATTTCTAAATGGTGGGTAGATACTACAGGTAATGGTGTAGCAAATGCAGAAAAATTTGCAGCCGATAGTAATACTACAGTATTAGATGAAGATATAATAACATTAGGTGTTATATGGAGATTTTTAAAGCAAAAAGGTTTACCATATGATAATCAATTCCAAGAATATCAAATTAAAGTATCAGAAAAACAAGCTAAAGATGGTGCTAAACCGATATTAAGAATGTCTGGTAATACAAGAATATTTTTACCAGTTAATGAACCAGAAGGGAACTTTACTTTATAATGCCAGTTAAAAAAACAAAAGGTGGATATAAATTTGGTAATAAAGGTAAAACGTATAAAACCAAATCTAAAGCTACAAAACAAGGACGAGCAATATACGCTAGTGGTTATGGGAAAGGTAAAAAATAATGGCTTTTTTAGACGATCAACTTAATAAATTATTTGGAAAAACACCAGAATCAGGTAGTTTTAATGATATAGCTCAAAGTTTATTAAATAAAAGATATGACCCTGAAGGCAGTTTAATGGCTAGAGTTTTACAAGAAGCTCCTGCGCCTAATATGGCACAAATAGGAGAAAATTTACAAGTTGACCCAATGGGCGATCCTAATAAAGCTCCTCCTAATCCAGTAGATAGACCAGAATTTGAAGAAACACCATTTGTTCCATCTGATTATACAATGTCTACACCATCACAAATGGCAATGCCTACATATACTGTACCAAATAAAGAAGTAGGTATGGTAGGTGGCGAAGCAAATATGTATGGTAGACAAAGAATGATGTTAAACGATCAAACTGAAGATGAAGAAATGGCAATGTTAATACAAGCATTAAGGAATAGAAGGTAAATGGTATTTCAACCAACAGGAGAAAGTACAACAGTTCCAGCACCTATTGGTGGTTTAAACACTAGAGATGCACCTGATATGATGGAGCAATCTGACGCAATACGTTTAGATAATTTTTTTCCTGGTAGCACAGATGTATCATTAAGAAATGGTTATACAAGCCATGCAACAGGTCTACCTAATACAGTACAATCATTGATGGCATATTCTTCTGGTGCTACAAATAAATTATTTGCAGCTAGTGGTTCAGCTATTTATGATGTTACAAGTTCTGGTTCTGTAGGTAGTGCTGTAGTTACATCATTAAGTAACGCACAATTTCAGCATGTTAATTTTACAATATCTGGTGGCGGATATTTATTTATAGTAAATGGAGCAGATGCACCTAGACATTACAATGGTAGTGCGTGGGCAACACCATCATTAAGTGGCGTTACTGGTTCTACAATTAATAATGTTACAGTATTTAAAGAAAGATTGTTTTTTTGTATTAATAATTCATTAAGTTTTGGCTATTTACCAATAAATAATGTAGCTGGTACTGTAGCTACTTTTAATTTAGGTAGTATATTTAACATGGGTGGTTTTATACAAGCTATAGGACAATGGACAAGAGATGGCGGTAGTGGTCCAGATGATTATATTGTATTTATAACTAATCATGGAGAAGCAGCAATATATTCTGGTTCAGACCCATCAGATGCTGCAAAATGGAGTTTAGTTGGTACATTTAAATTACCTAGACCAATAGGTAAAAGATGTTTTATTAATGTTAATTCAGATTTAGTATTAATATCAGAACAAGGTTTTATGCCTTTATCACAAACATTGGTAACTGGAGAAAATTCACCTGCTAAAGCTATATCTGATAAAATAAGTGGTAGTATATTACAATCAGTAAATAGTTTTTCAGGAACTTTTGGTTGGCAAGCTATAATATACCCTAAAGGACAATATGGTTTATTTAATGTTCCTACGTCTACAGTAGGAGATTTTGACCAATATGTAGTTAATGTAAGCACAGGTGCATGGGGTAGATTTACAGGTCAAAATGCGTATAGTTGGGAATTATTAAACGGAGAATTATATTTTGGTGAAAATACTAAAGTATTTAAAGCTGATGATGGCGATAGTGATGATAATTCAGCAATACAAGGAGATGCTAAAACAGCATTTATATATTATGGTGGCAGAGGTTCGCCAAAAAGATTTACAGCTATAAGACCAGTTATGGGTAGTAATGCTGATTTACCAGTTAGTATTGGTTTTGACGTAGACTTTAATGATGGTACAAGTGTATATACTCCTAGTTCTGCTACTACTACAGGTTCAGAATGGGACACAGCAACATGGGACGAAGCTACATGGGGTGGTACAGTACAAACACAAAAAGTATGGAGAAGTGTTGCTGATATTGGTTGGAACGCAGCAATAAGAATAAGAACAAGTACAACTGCACAATCTATTAAATGGCACGCAACAGATGTATATTTTGAAAGAGGGCGTGGTTTATAATGTATATAACAGATAAAATATGGAAAGTGTTAGAGCCAGCTATAGAATCAACACATGAAGT